ACACGCTTTGTTGTCTACTATTATAGCTCTGGTTATCTCTGTTATTTCTCCTGCCATTAGTACTCCTATTATAAGATAGGTTATCATCCGTTACACGTCTGCATTGCTAGGTGCGGATACCGTGCTTAGTAGCATCTCGGTTTTAATCTTTAGCATCTCAGCCAGGGCTAATTCCCGCTGCACTTTAGCTGGCACCCAGACCTCTACCCAGTTACCTGGATCTTCCTTCCTGCCCATCGGCAGGTTGAGCTTTGCAGACGAATGATTACCAGCGTCCATGTGCTGCAACATACTTTCCAGATCATCCATCCTCTTTCGTAGTTTAAGTACATAGGATAAGGTATCAATAGACATATTCATAATTGGATTTTCTTTCTGGCGGTATTCTTCGCCACTTTCTGTTTCATCTGTCATGTCAAGTCTCCCTCTTCTAGTATTTCATGTATCATGTTACATCCACCCTAGCATTAGTTTTGTTTCTTCTGGAACTAAGTCTATACTAAACGGTGGATCAAAAGTAGTTATAACATCTACTGTTTCAGCACCGGCATCAATACAAGCACTCTCTATCATACCAATGATATCGTCTGCAAAACCACACCAAGCACTAGTTAAAGTATGCACAATAGTCACTTTTGGAAAGTGATCTATATCTATATCGTATATTAAACCTAGATCATACACGTTTACAGCAATTTCTGGATCATATACTTTCCTAAGATGCTCAATAATTTTCGCCTCTGTCACGTCTCCTCCTCGTATTTCAACTATGTTAAAGTTAAATATATCTCATCAGCCAAGCTATACCTTTTAACTTATCACAATCGGCATCTCTGATGGATACTGTGCCTTCTGTCCCGGCGGACTGAAGATGCCATTCTCTGGTAGACATAGGGGTAATCCAGAATATTCTTTTGTTGTCATCTCGTATTCCTTCCCAATATGTCTTCACTATCGTAGGCCAGCCTCCTATTCTACCGGTATGCTCAATCCAATCTATATACATTACTATCCTCTCTAGGGTGACCACCTAAATAGTTAGGTTCAGGTATGTTTGGATTGTATTTTAACTTTCCTATAAAGAAACCTATGGTATAGCCAGCAGCGAATATAACTAAAGGTGCTACACCGTAAAGAATAATGTTAGCCATGTTGATTTCCAGTCAAAGCAATCCAACTCTCAGGGAAAAGCATAATCATAATGTTGTCCCATTCTTTAGCTAGCTCTTGTATCTCCTGTTGTGCATCTTCCTTAGACCGTAGATTATATGCCCTAGCCCATGCATATAGCGATCCGGTGACATAGTACTCCGTGTACATGGACTGAGGTAGCACCATCCTAGCTTGCTCTGGGCACACACCTTTACGTAGCAAGTGTTTGTACACCCATATGCAACGGTTAATGGCAATGTCGTAGTCATCCATCATTGCCTTTCTACCGTCATCCGTAGCAGGGTTGATGTCTACAACTACATCAGATGATCCTTGCTTCTTATCCACTGCCTTACCACGCCAATCAGTTGGCTTGTAGAACTCTGGATCTTCATCCACGTACCTCCGGCTTACTTCGTTGTACGAGAAACCAATAGTATGCTTGAACCGCTGCCTAGCCACGAACAATGGAACCTTCTCACGCATCGTAACAGTGGCATGAGTAAAGGGTGTGAAGTGATCGTGCTTGGCTAGATATTCAACCAACTTAATATCTTTGTTTTCTAGATTCTCCCCCATTTCGTTGAGTTTAAATGAGGACTCTTTATTAAAACTAACCCTGGCTGCATTTACTACAGTAAGATCAGTGCCCATAAAGTCAACTAATTCTACTTTCATATCTACAGGTCCAGTGCTAATTGTCTAGGATTTTGTTCTTTAAAAACCTTCTCGTAAAACTTTGCAATTTTCATAAGTTCTTCTGGGGTTGCATCCCTTTTTATAATGTTTGCTCTAGTTGATACAACTGCTATATTACCTTTAACGTAGCCAAGTTCTGGGATTAAGCGATCCAAGCTAGGCGCTCTAATCATAGAATTTTTATAGTCTCCTCCTATTTTCATTTGTATTCCCAGTGCAGGGCATATCATATCAGAAGGTGTAATACTTTTAATGTACTCCGTTGTTAGGTTAAATGGTATTTTTAGATACCTTGCTCTGTTTTTAGCGTCCTTAACACGCCGCCTTTCCCAGTTTTTTGCATTCCATAGTGCTTTTGTTTCTTTACCTTTAGGTGTGTTGCGGTAGCGGGCTTGTGTTTCTCTACCTCTAGCTGTGATGCGGTAGGCAGCAGAAGATAGGACTACACATTCTTTACACCAACTTTTATGCTTGTCAATAGACTCTTTTCTTGCACTAAACATGTAAAAAAGTTTCCACTCCTTACAGAGACTACATACTTTACCCTCCTGCATTAGTATTCCCCAATCGTTTTAGATTTTCATAGTAGGCTTTATTATAACCACGTTCCCACTCTCTAAAACGATCAGAAGATAGATGGAAGGGGTTCTTCCTGTTCTTTCTGAACCCCTCCCTTCCCTGATCAACAATGTCGGACATAGGATATATCCACTTCTTACGCACCACAGGTTCCTCCAGCAGTGATGTCACAGATATCATGTGTCTCAACATGCTCCTCAAACTCCTCTCCCAGCCTTTCAACAGCCTCGTGATACGGTACTGACGTAAGAGGCTGACCTCCTCGCGCACCATCAGGATAACAAGTAAACCCCCGTAATCTGTGTGCATACTTCGCTAGAGTATTAGCAAAGTCTTTTACTGTGTCAGGGTTATTTATCTTACTACCCCACTCTGGTAAATTAATAGTAGAACTGATAGACATATCAACATAGTCCTGGACATCGGCTTGAAATTTTATGCGCCTCTCATAGTCCGGTGCAAGATCGATTGCTGATTCGATCGACTCCGGTTTTACTCCATATATATCTATAAGCTCTTGCGCGGCACTATCAACAACGTACTGATACTTCCATCGTGTACCGTTAGTTAGATACCTTCTCTTGTAAGCTACTGCAAATAGGGGTTCGATACCCGTAGTAGTACCAGCCAAGATGCCAATGCTGCCTGTTGGAGCAACAGCCCTAACTGCAACGGGACGAGATACGGAGCGTTGATCAGCAAATCCTCTAGCAGTGTTGTCGGATACTCCTCGGTAGATTGCCAACCATCGGTGTAGTTCTTCCGTGACTTCATACTTAGATCCCTTCTTGATCAGCCACTCATGAAGACCCATCACACCAAGTCCTAGTCTGCGATTTTTTTCACGAACAGCGTAAACTTTATCATAAGGTAATTGCGCTCTTAATGTACCACAGACTAGGAACTTAGTACCTAGCTCTACAACGCTGGCAAGCTCTGCGACCGACTCAATACGGCCAAAGTTGATGCTGCCCAGATTGCAGACATCAGAGTCATCAGCACTGCAAACTTCAGTACAGGCGTTCCGTAAAGTTTCATTTTCATTCTCCATAAAATTAAAGCTGAATCCGGGTTCAGCAGATCGAAGTGCTTGCTCCACGTTCTTGAGAAAGACCTCACCTACGTTACCGGTTTTCCAGTAGTTTAGTAACCATTCCGTATCATAGTTAACACTTATATTTGTCATGTCAAGAGGAGCAGGAAAATTAAAATCTTGTTCCTTTATTTGTTTAAGTGTGTATCCTGTATTACCGACAGGTAATTTATCCCAATCTTTAGCAGTAAGGAAGGAGGGGATATCATTATGCTTCCAATTTAACGAGGCGTAGATAGCAGAACGACGGCTACCCCCTTGCATAACTCTAGACCCTATGGAATTAATCATCTCCATCTTAGGGATAGGACCGCTAGCAACACCACCTGTACCTGCCAGTACACGCCCTGACTCACGATAGACACTGTAGTCTACACCAATACCACCACCTGTCATGAGGCAAGACTCTGATTTCCAAGATAGGTTAGCCCAGTCTTCTCGCGTATCTTCTTCCGCTGCTAGCAAGAAGCAATTATTATAATACCGGTTCTTACGACCGGCATAGTATAAGTATCTACCCCCAGGTACAAACTTCAATTCCGTAATGTACTTAGTGAGTTGTGACATCTCATCCTTTGTCATGAGAGGTTCTTCTCCCTCTCGTAAGTCACCACACACATCTTGAACTAGTACGGATGAAAGCTGCTGCCATGTATCGCATCCTGCGTGAGAGTATTTTAGATTAAAAATATCCTCAGAAAACTTTGATCTGAACTCAGGGTTTCTATTGGATTTAAATGTTGCCATAAAGTGTTACCTCAATTTGTTTAATCTCCAGACCGTCTAGGCATTCCTCTATAGCCTCTGCTATAAGCCCTTCAAGATCTGATTCTATGCCTGAAATACCATCGGATGGAATCCAATACGCATCGCTATCCACGGAAGCACTTATTTTTACTCTTGCTTTCATGCTAAGAAATCAATACCGATAGATACCTGGGTCATTTTTTTTCTCCCTTCTGAGAAAGCTCGCCACCTAAAGCTGCGTACCCAATTAAGTCAACCCAAGAATCTGAATGACTAGGTGTCTTAAACAGCCGGGCCATCTTTAACCAAGCCATCATAAGAGTTACTTGAGAGGCTGTTATTTCTGACCCCGTTATAAGGGACCATCCTGCTGCGATATCTTTAAAGTTTTTAAAGGGATCACCA